GGTCGTAGTCCGCGCCAAAATTTTTCCTCTGCATGTAGCGTTTGTAGATGTCGGGCAGTCCCAACAGTTTCACCATCTCCGAGGCGTCTATGATTTTCAGTTTGATCTCTTCGCCCTTCCATGTGCGTGACTTGTATCTGGGCTTGTACTTGTCCACGTCTATGCGTGTGCTACGAGACTGGTAGAAAACCTCCACGTAGTTGTCTATGCGATGGTCCAGCGCCAGCCAGCCCCGATCTATTGCTTCGGCTTCTTCGTCCTCGTCCACCAGTGCCATGGGCCTGCATATAACCAGGTCCTGCTGTTCCTGTTTGCCGAACGTGTGATCGAAGAGTAGTTCCATTGTGTATTACTTAATGCATTGTCAGAGACGGCTTACGCCATCTGAAACTTCGCTTACGCTCGTTTCTTTTTTAGCTTACGCAGTTTAAGGAAAAAAAAACGTAAACGCAGTTTGCGTTCACTGTGGCAGATGATCAGTCACAATACGGCTATTTCTAGCCGTACTGACTGTGCTCTGTGGCGAGTCGACCAGTCACCATACATCGTTGCTTTCGCCGGGCGGTTGTGCTGTACCCGTTAACTCATACTTCCAACGCGAGCCTACTATGCCTTTGTATGATAATGCATAATAAACCTGAGGTTGCTGTTTCTCAGAGCCTCATCATTTTTGCTGTTTGCATCTAAGGATTCACCTGTCGCTTGTTAGCCGCATTTCCTTGCTCACTGGTTGCGATGCTATGTTTGCCTGTGTGAAATTTAAAAAGATATAGTGTGCCTATCACACTTGTTTATATGAGTTTTATTTCAAGGTCAATCTTTTTGGCTTTAAATATGGCTATGCATTGGACATACCAGGGAAAAGAGATTACCAACATGCCGGAAGATGTTGTGGGATTTGTGTATATCATTACAAATACAACCAACGGTAGGATGTATATCGGCAAGAAGTTGGCAAAATTCAAACGATCTAGGCCGCCTCTCAAAGGCAGAAAGAACAAGAGAAGATTCAAGGTCAATTCGGACTGGCAGGACTATTATGGTTCTAGCGATGATTTGACGATAGACGTGAAGAAACTTGGCAAAGATAAGTTCACAAGAGAAATACTTTTCTACTGCAAGTCAAAAGCAGAACTATCCTATATTGAAGCACGTGAACAGTTTGCACGTAAGGTTTTGGAATCAAACGATTATTACAATGGTCATATACGTGTGAGAGTACACGGCAAAGGAATCCTAAAGTCATAAAAAACCCCCGACTTGTTGAAGCCGAGGGCTTATAGAATTGCAATTCAATTATTGATTACGCCGCTGTCTTCGCCGCGTTCTTAACTTCCTGAATTTCTTTTCTTCTTGCTTTGATCAATTTAGACAGGTTCGCCAATGCTTTTCTGGCTCTAGTCGCAGATGCTTTAACGCCTTTCTCCACGAACTTACCATTCTCTTCTGAATAAGTTTGAATTTCTGTCATGATCTGTTCATGTGTTTGTGACATATGTTTTTTCCTTCCTTATGTTCGTACGATATAATTAATTAACATATGTTTAATTTAAGCACACAAGAAGTGGTTTTGTCAATAGAAAATACACCTTTGGTAAATTTAGATGGCAAATATTTTCAGGAATACCAAAATTTTTTTGGTAAGAACTTTAATTTTCCTGATATTACTAAAAGTAAATTTAAGAAATTGACAAATCAAGAACATCTTGCAAGACAGATTCTAGATCCAGACGACATACAGTTAAAAAAATTACAGATATTTTTCATGAACAAACAAATTACTAATGCATTGGAAAAAAAATACGAATTAGATTTAAAATTTGATTCCGTTGATGTTTGGCAAGACCTTCCTGGATACTATCTTACTCCACACACAGACAACGAAAGTATCAAAGTAGCGGTGCAAATTTATTTGAGCAATCACGACCAAGGAACTTGCATGTATGATGATAAAGGCGAGATTGTCCATGTGTTCCCCTTCAAAAATAATTTTGGATATTCACTTTTGAATAACGAAAACAGTCTGCATGGCGTACCAGAAATCAATAAAGATGGCAGGATAAGTTTATATGTTAGATATTCATAATTTGCAGTTATCAGACCTAGACCAAACATTGAATCCTGTACACGATGAATACCTGTCAGGCCTAAAAAAAACATGGTATCACGATCCACAGCAGAGTATTGATCATGATGCTTTTGTTGACAAGGCAAGTGCCTGGTTCAAGTCAACAAAAATCAATGACCTGCGAGGCTGGGAAAAATTTCCTTGCGTGGATATCATAATGGGTTGCACACATTTCATAGAGAGTTTGGCTAGTAGAAATAAATGGAACATACAGATACTGGAAAAGGAATACGCATACTACACGGTGATGGGAAAAAGACACACAGAACCTGGAAATCTTCAAGCAGGTATGCCACTGATAGTGTCATTGCCAAATTATTTTTACGGAGACAGGCCAGAATGGCAAGCGGTGTTGAAAGAGTGCGAGCAAAAAAATATAGATATCCACATTGACTGTGCTTGGGTCACTGCCGCAAAAGGTTTTCACTTCGATTTTGACCATCCAAACATCAAAAGTTTTGCTATGAGTATGTCCAAGTATAATTTCACCTGGAACAGGATAGGACTAAGGTGGTCTAGACAGAGAACAATGGATTCTTGTAGTCTGATCAGTGCCCAAAGGAAATACAACGAACTGACGACTGCGTGTGGTTCATTCATGATGGACAACATTCCTCGTGACTATGGATGGGAAAAATACGGAGATACTGTGGAAAAAATCTGTTCTAAACTAGATCTAACTCCAACTATGTTCTTTTACCTAGTGAAAAACAAGGATAACAATTTGTATTCGATAGGAAATGTCCTAGGAAAAATTAAACAATGATCTCTACATCGTTGGCATAGTTTGTAAAGCCGTTTTCCTTAACAACTTTCAACACAGAATTAACTCTGCTGACCAGTTCGTCTTTGTGAGATATCAAGAAGATGTTTTTCTTCTGTGTCCTGCTCATGTCCTTAAGGACTGCCATGGAACTCTCAACGCCCGATAAGTCCATACCGGCATCCACAAGTTCGTCTATGAACAACAAGTTGATCTGTTGATAAAGGCTTTCCCATACATCTCTGAACGCCCAACTTAGGCTTAGGATTAGTCTGTTTCTTTCACCTCTACTTAAATTATCAAAGTCTAACTCCCTGCCTAATTCTTCTATTCTCACAGTTAGGTCTGATTGGAAAGTGACCGTGTGTGGCAGTTTTACCTTGCCCAAGAAATATGCTAACCTCTGGTTTAGATAAGTCAGGTTTTGCTCTATAATTCTTGTTCTTATGAATGAATCTTTTGCTGTCAGTAATTTGTACAAGAATTCTTGGTGTCTGTGCAGATCCTCCAGTTCGTTTGCCTTCTCAAAATCAATTTTTTGTATTGCTGTTTTAGTTAATTCTTCCACCTGTTCGGCATATGGATCATTTTTCTTTTCGTTTTGTTCAAGTTGTCTTTTGAGGTCCTTCAATGACCCTTTGTGATTGTATGCCTCATCCATGGAGTCGTAGTAGGTGTCTGGAGTGTTGCCCAAATCACCAATTTCGTCTATAGACTGTTGTATTTTTGCAAGATCACTTTCTAATTTTGCGGCGTATTCTTTTGACTCTGTTAGTGTTGCCTTAAGTTTGCCAACCAACTGTTCATGCTTGTCGTCTTTTAGTTCCTGTTCACAAGTAGGACATTTCTGTTGTGCGGCGTATTCCAAATCACTTTCTGTTTTTTCCACTGTGCTTTTTGCTTTTGTGTACGAGTCCTCGTGATATGCTTTTTCCTTCTGTAAACTTAACAATTTTATATAGTTTTCGTTGTGTTTCTGCAGACGTTTGTGTGCATCCAATTCTTTTTTTATGTCTACTTTTTCCAGTTCTGCTATCGCTTCTGCGAAACTTTTTGAGTCTTCTTCCTTTTGTGTTTGCCAAGCACTAGATCTTATTTTTAGACTCTCAATAGATTCTTTTATTTTTTCATTTGACGCTTCTTTGGCATCTATTATAAGTTTTTCTTCTGTGAGTATTTGTTTGGTTGCTTTTTGTTTTTCCTTCAAAAGATCTGCTTTTTGTGATAGCAAGGTTATACCAAGCAACTGCTCAATGATTTCTCTTTGTTCGTTTGCTTTGGTTGATAAAAATGGTTGGGTGTACGTGTTCAGTGCAATTATGTTTTTAAACATAGAATGCGTCATACCCATTAACTTGTTTATTTCGATCTGTGTTTCTCTGTTTTCACCTTGTGCTTCATTGCTTTCTACATTTTGTTCGATGTTGTTTGCATAAAACTTGAATATCTGTGGCTTTCTGCCTCGTTCGATAGTGTATTCAATATTGTTTTTTACAAACTTTACACTTACCAACATTCCTTTTTCGTTGGTCTTGTTTACTAGATTGTCTCTTCTTATGTTGGTCAGTGCTTCGCCAAAGAAAACATATGATAGTGCATTTATAATTGTTGTTTTACCTGTTCCGTTTCTAGCACCTGCATCATCGCCACCCAGGTCCATGTTTTCACCGATCACCAACACAAGGTTTTTATTGGCAAATTTTATTGCCTGTGCCTGGTTACCCACACTCATGAAATTCTTTACCGTCAGTTCATTTATCGTTAGCATTTTTTTCTTTTCTTCCTACGGAATTTGTGTATGTTTTCTATCATTTCGTATTGATCCAACGAAGATGATAGCGTGTGATCCTCCACCCATTTTTGATAACCTTTCAGCCATTCCTTTTGCGAGATTGGCTTGCTGAATATATCAAATATACCGTGATATCTGTCCGGCTCTTTTTTCAACGCCTCCCAAAATTTCTTTTTACTAACTCGTGACATCTAGATCGTTGTAAATTGCTGTTAATATATTTTTGTCGTAAGTTTCTGAATCAACGCCCTGTAACTGTTTGATAACGATTTGGTCCACGGAATCAAACTTCTGCACCTCGACAGTTGGCTGTTGTGCGTTGTCCACCTGTTCTGGTATCAGTTGCAGTTCTCTTAAATTGTATTTGTCTATGAATGTCTCTCTGACAAAATTTGCTTCTTCATAACTTATTTTTATGTCCAACGTGACCCGCACATACATTTTTGGTTTCAGATACTTTTCTGGATCTTCAAGTAGTTGTGAAACTTTTATGGTGATATATCTTGGCATGTCGGGCCAATTCATGTATTTGGGTTTTCCACCATGTTCTATGATCATCATGCCTCGGTCATCGTCCCAAGCATCTGCGTAGTTGTGTGGGAAAGCATTGCCCATGTATGTAACGTTTTTCATCATTTGTCTTTTGTGGAAATGTCCTGAGAACACTTGTCCACAGCCTGCAAAATGATCAGTCTGTATGCCGCCCACATCCGGCATCTCCACCATTGCATTCATCTTGAAGTATGGCAGTTCGAAGTGTCCGAACACATACTGTTGTTTCATTTTTTCAATTTTTTTATATTCATCTCCCACTATCCACGGTATCAGTGCAACGTCGTCCTCGACTATCCAGTCATTTACGAGATGTATGTTTGGAATATTTCTTATGAACTCCATTGAATTTATTTCTCTTTTTTCTCTGTAAAACAAATCATGATTTCCCATTATCACGTAAACTTTCTCGAATGCTTTTCCTAGACGCTCCATGTTGGATACAGTGTAGTTCATCGTGGACACGTTTGTACTTGCTCTGTGGTGGTGCCAATCTCCTAGGAATATACAGGTCTCGCAACCATGTGCTTTGGCCTGTTCTATGAACCAGTATATGAACGCTTCGCAGTCATCGTTGTGTACACGACTGTTGCCCTTCATCCCAAAGTGTATGTCGGTGAAACAAGCTACCTTTTTAAAAAATGCCATTGGTTACCATTTCTTTTTTACTATTGGTTTGTGATTTGTCATATCTACTTTTTTATAATTTACTTCTGCAAAATCTTGTGCTTCTATTTTTCCTGTCTTCTTTAATTTTTTATTCAGTTTGGCAATACCTGTTTTGTTCACGGTCTTTACTTCTCCGTGTGCTGTCTTCATTCTTTTCTGGTATGAAGCAGTGTTTGTCGTGTTTTCATTCTGCCTTGTGAAGCTGGGCATCATGTTGTTGTATTCCAGCAGGTCATCTCTGATCGCTTGATTTTTCTTTTCTATGTTTAGTATCCTCGTGAAACTGTTTGTTATGGCCGCTGTGTAATAGGCAAATGGGTTGTCTGATTTTGATTCATCGAACTGCAAACCAATCTGTGACAGTTGCATCAGTGCCTGTGACTGCATTTCATCATTGTATGTGTAACCTCTCCAGTTTGCCCTTGTGCCATAGCGTTCACACAACTTCATGTACATCAGTGCAAGAGTATTGGTCATCTTTCCATGGTCGCACGAGAAGTGTCCGTTGTCCATGCCACCAGTCCAGTGTGACTTGCCCACACACACCAGTTTGCCCTTGTCGTTGAGTCTGTAGTGTTGGAACGGTGGGAAGTTCACCTTGCTGTGGTGATCCGCCTCCTGCTTTGGATTTCTTTTCCTCTCACTGTCCATAGGCACGTGATCGTAAGTCATGACTCTGAACACCAGATCGGTCTTATCGATCTTCCTTGGTGATACTGTGTAGTCGGCCAATTTTATTTTCTTAAGTCCTGCATCCTTGGCCTGTTCCCACGCTTCCTGTGTCAGCCTCTTGGCCTTGGCCTTTCTTGCCATGGCTATGGCGTTGGCATTGATCTTCTTGAGATTGGGTACTATGAGATCGTACTGGGCGTCTTCTTGTGTGACATATGAACAATATGTGTTCTTGCTGGCGTGTATTTGTGCTAACAGATCTCTGTTGTTCAGGTACTTTACTCTCTTCATGTTTCTCCAATTTTGTTGATGTAAAAGTGACCACAAACAGGTCTGTTGATGTGTCGTACGGGAATTAAATGCGCCTATTATTGTGCCTATAAATATAGTTAAAGTATACAAAATTTAAACAAGAAAAGCAACCGGTAATATGGCAACATTTGGAAAAGTAGTCAAGGACTTAGGGTCGAGCGTTTACAATAGGACTATGAGCAGACTTCTGGGTTCGGGCATCTCAACCGACAGCAGGATAGTCAACGCTAGAGCAAGATGGTCGGGCAGGGCCGACAAGACAGATTGGCGAGTGCGCCTTACGGTGCCAGAAGGTGCTTTACAGGATTTCTTTGATTTCAAAAGCAATCCACTGTTGCAACC